GAGAGTCTCATAGTCTGGATTTTCTGTAATCATTCCAATGGAAACTTCTGAAGTGAGATTATCAATTTCGGTGGTGGATATACCATCATACATTGATGAAAAAACCTTCTGAGCCACCTTGTCCGGCTGAACGTTCAGGACCTCAAACTCTGGAGCCATATTTAGTTTTGAAATTCTCTGAGTCACTTTGTCAAAGAGCATTTCCTCGAACTCTCCGTTTCGCTTGAGAACCTTCATTGTTTGTATTATATACTTGGTAATTCTCTAAGTCTAGGTTGTGAATACTTCCATACGAAACCGCCAGCCGTCTTCTGCCGGCCAACTAGGCATGCAGACACATTCTTCCGATCAACGCCCGCTGAATGTGCCGCAAATGTAACAGTCGTGAATGTTTCCAAAAATTTCCCGTCCGTTGTATACTTGTCTACTGCAGTACCAAGTTTGGCTTTCGTTTCAGGAGTGTGAGTTTTATTGAAGAATGGATTGTTTTCACCGAGTTGAGTTCCTTTTTTCTTTGAACTTATGGTCGCTTTTGTTTCTTCTGAATGAGTTAGGCCTTTATGAGCCATGCCAATCTTGGTTTTAGTTTCTTCCGTTCGAGGTTTTCCAAAATTATGGTTTTTCTTTCCTCGTTTAGCTTCACTCATTTTTTCCCTACTTGACGGATGAATAACCTTACCAAGATTACCCCCTTCCTCAAGGTTATATCCATTTGGAGATGTTGTATTTCTTTCTCTAATTTCTGAAATTTCCCTTTCGTCGAGTTGATCATCTGGAACGTCTGCAATGACTGAAAATTCGAAGTTTTCTATACCGTATCTTGCAATTGCATAAGATACGATGGTATCCTTGGAACATATATGGGCTTTCCATCTGTTTTTTACGTTCTTCTGTATAGTCTGTCCCACGTAGCATTTGTCATTGACTTTGTTCCTAATAAGGTATATACACCCCATATACTATGATGTGTAAAGATTTTTTAACTCAAAAAAAAACCTCTCACACTATTAATGAGTACGCTCGAGACGTATGACCTCAAGCCGATTCGTCTGTCCGTCTTCACGCCCCTCGGAAATGCCTTCTTTTCCGAGTTTAACCGCGAGGGTATTCACAAGTCCATCACGTATACCATCAAGGCCCAGACGGGCTATGAGCTCGACCGCCAGGATGACGGGGATCTCCAGTCCCTGATGCGTGTCGTGTACACGGACATGGCAGCCGACCCGTACACGGACGTCAAGAACCAAGTGTCCCGTCTGAATGCAGAGGTTATCAAGCGGGCGACCCAGACCATTTCGACCGGTATGCTTCAGCAACTCGTGTACCTGCGCGACATTACAGAAAATCCCGTACCCCTGGAGATTCCAGTGAATACCAGCACATATGGCAACAAGCTCCCTAGCAATTTCAAGTTTGGAATCTTTTAGGAAACCTCCGGTTCCGGAAAACAATGTTTTCCTTTACTAGATATGCGCGCCCTCGACGACCTCTTGCTAGGCTTTTTGATATTCTTCGCGATAGAGAGATTCATACGCTTGTTCAGTAACGGTGTTATCGAGCCTTGGGCTCAGCGACGCACGCGCAATCCAAACGTCGTTGAAAACTGGAAGCTCGCAACCGAACTTGCGTTCCTTGTCGCCGCATGCTTCCTGGTCGTGCGCTTCAGGAAGCCTTTAGCTCAGCTCATCACTTAAAAGGACTGGCCGTTTTGTATTCAATGAATAAGTTTCGTGACGAAACCGCACTCATGTGTCAGCAAAAGGGGTGGGACAAGGCTCCAATCAGTATCGTGTGGATGCTCTTGAATGAGGAGATGGGAGAACTTGCCTCGAGTATCAGGCAGAAGAAACAAATTTACAAAAAGACGGGGCTCAAGAAGGACAGAGGTACGGATATTATGATGGAAATGGGTGACGTGTTTAGTTATCTGTTCCAGTTGGCCGCCATGCTCAACATAGACCTCGACGAAATGTGGGACCTTCACCAGCAAAAGGTCAAGACCAAAGTCTACTCGGTGAACAAAAATAATGTAAGCGTATTCTAGAACAATGGCATCAAATCTTATGATAGATGACCGTCTGCAGATTGACCGGTTCAACCCAACCACGTGGACGGGTGACTTTGGTGTCAACAAGGATGGGTTTCGTAAGGATCTCTTTATCGATGGCTCGTATACAAGAGCCATTGATGAAGAGCCAGTCGATTACAGAGATGATCTGGACATGAACCTCAAGCCCCGAGACCTCTCAGGGAACGTCCACCTCAAGACGATCAGCCCCAACTATGCGCCTCATGGGGCGTTCCCAACGCGCAAATTTGAGTACTCAGACGGCACGGTGACGTGGTACCGCCCCCTGCTCCCGTGGTGCTGGATGAATGGGGGTGACCAGAAGAGCGGGGTTCGCAAACTCACAAAGAGTCCCTTGTTTATTTTGGTCATTTTGGTGCTTGTGTTTTACATTCTGAGCCGTCTCAAAAAGTAAGAACCTTGGGCGCTTTTACTTTGACCAATTTCTTTGCTAAATTCTCTTTTTCAATTTTGGACCGTTCATCCAACTTGGGGCAACAGTGCACCTCGAGTTGAATGCACGAGCAACAGAAGGACCCAGAACACTCGCGACACTTGAGAAACCGATTCTTGTGTTTACACTCGAGTTTCTTCCCGAATATCTGGGTGTACGAGTCCAACGTCACCTTGTCTTCCATATCTTATAAGAGGTTCTTTTTCTTAACTGCGCTTAGAGGGTACACCCATTGTTTAGCTATGGAGACTCTTCGAATGGTTGATTTGTTTGCAGGGACGGGGGCATTTTCACTCGCTTTTTCCGAACAGGGCGTTAACATAGTCTTTGCGAATGACATTTCTGAGACGTCCAAGACAATTTATGACGAGAATTTTGATCATAAATTGACTCTCGGAGACTTGAACAACATAAAAGTTGAAGATATTCCTCCTCATGATATTCTGACGGGAGGGTTTCCGTGTCAGCCTTTCAGTATAGCTGGTCACCAAGAGGGGTTCAATGATCCAAGATCGAACGTGTTTTGGAAAATTCTGGAAATCATAGAGTATCACAAACCCAAGTGTATAGTCCTTGAGAATGTCAAGAACCTCATCGGTCACGATGACGGTCGAACATTCAAAACAATTAAGAAAAACCTCGAGGACAGGGGGTACATACTGGAGCATGCGGTTTTGAATACTGCAAAGATCACAGGCGTTCCTCAGCACCGTGAGCGTATATATATTGTCGGTCTTCGGGTTCCTTCTCAATTTACTTTGAAATTCGATCCCGTTCCCAAGCAACCGGTCCAGAACTTTTTCGAAAGTAACGTCGCTTCTAAATATTATTATACAAACACGTCAACAACATGGGACCTCATCGAGGCGGGAGTCACCAAGCATAATACGATATATCAATACAGAAGAGTCTATGTTCGGGAAAACAAGTCGGACGAGTGTCCTACACTCACTGCGAATATGGGTGGCGGGGGACACAACGTGCCAATCATAAAAGACGACAAGGGGAGACGAAAGTTGACACCAAGAGAGTGCTTCAATTTTCAGGGATTTCCTATTACATATAAACTGCCAAAACTGGCCGACTCGCACTTGTATAAGCTTGCAGGGAACGCCGTGTCGGTACCTGTTGTTCGCCTCATTGCTCAGAGACTGGTGCCTCTTCTTTCGGCTTGAATATGTCCTCAAAGCCCCCTTCGAACACCTTGGTACAGTGGGAAGCTATCTGAGGGTGAAGAGCCTCCCATGTGATTCGGGGCCGGCGCTTCGCATCGGCGTGCTCTCCAAACGTCTCGGTCTTGTTCATCTTGATGGCTCGCCATTCGGGACTCGCTTGTTTCAGGTTCACCTTGTATAACACAAAGTGGTCGTCTATCCACTTGCGCGAGTCGAGGAAATAAATGACGTCCCAGTTGGATGATGGTGTGAAGGATGGGGGCCCGTCCGATGTGAAGCATTTGCATTCTTGCTTCCCCTCAACCTTTGACAAAAGGTCCCCGTTGGCACAGTTCCACGTGGAACTAGTATCCCCGACCTTGTTGTGAATGATAAACTTTATCATGTTTTCGCTTATATGTTCAGGCATATTCGGTCGCCGGACACGCGTCTTGAATGCCTTCTCACCTTCACCAACACTGAGGATGTACTGTTTATGAAGCTGATAAAAGTAGCGCAGAGCCTCGGGCGTGTAAACATCTTCCACGGGCTCCTTTATTTTGGGGTGAAATTGCCGACTTGTAGACGTGTGACCTTGAGCTCCACACGTGCTACAGGTCGAGGGCTTGCGCGGAGGCTTGTCCATGTGATGGTGGACTCACAAGACCTCACACTCGACTTGGGTAGGGGATGACACGATTTTTGGCTCGTCCAGAATCTCACACAGTCCGTGAGCTCGTCCCTTCAGGACCCTCTGCCAAACGCGCTCAAGCACAGGGAGGGCACGCGCAAACCATTCGCGGTCACGGTGGACGCGGACGACTACGAATTCCGCCTCCCTGGTCACAACACCTCCTTCGGAGGTGGCGGGTTTGTACTGCACAAAGTCACACTCCTCCAAGTCTGTAATCTCGAGCTGGAGCTGAACCTGTGGCCAATAGTGTTTGGGAACGTTCGGTTCAATCTTGCGACTCAGAGGACACTTTATTTCAACGAGGATTCCATCCTCCGTGATGCCATCAGGTGACGCGCCCAGCCATGGGTACTCCCTGTGCTGCACAAGACCAATCTCGTGAGACTTTCTATTGTATTTTGCGTCATACAAGTCCCGAACAATGGGCTCGAGACGCGTCCCGTGTTCCGTGGCGGCGTTCCCGGCCCATTTGGTCCTGAGGACTTTCTTTTTGACAAATGCATCTTCTGATTCGTAGCGACTTTCACCAATTGCGCTTGCAGCATCACTTGCCGTGATCATATTCTCACGGAGATCTAACCATTCCTGAGACCTTTGTTCAGCGTATTCTTGCGCGATCAACTCACGGGCTCTCTGAACTGTTGGACTTTCCATTCACGGGTATCTTCTTGTTTTTGAAACGTGGATCCGTCTTAAGTACAATCTCCGCAGCGTTTTGCTCAGCCTGTTTCTTGGTCGTTGCAAACCCGGACCCACAGTCCATCCCGTCCACAACAACCGTGATGAAGAATTGCCCATTGGTTTGTCCATCCATACGGTACTCGGGCAAGGCGTACTTGAGGGCCTGACACCATCGCATGAGCTGGTCTTTCCAATTATCATCCACAAGGGACGTCTGAACCTTTGTAAATGACTCGAGGACAAACCGCTTGGCGTGAACCATACCGAGGTCCAAGTAAATGGCACCGACAAAGGCCTCAAACACATCCTCCATGATGTGCTCATTCGTGTTCCAGCCGTTTCGCTCACCCTTTTCATCCATCAAAATCATTGTGTTCAGACCAAGCACCTTGGAGATTTCGCATAAAGTCTTGCCCCGGACCATCTTTGTACGAGCCTTGGTCAGAAACCCTTCCTGTTCCTTTTCGTGCAAATCGAAAAGGTGTTTGGTGATGATAAATCCAAGTACAGAATCACCCATAAATTCGAGCGTTTCGTAGGAACCAGTCAGACCTGAATAGCGTTTCAGGGCTGACTTGTGGGTAAATGCGCGACGATACAATGCAATATCTTTGACTTTGGTCCCGACCAGAGCATTCACGACATCACGTGAAAGTTCTGGAGGGGGGAGTTTGACAACGTTAGTTTCAAACTCGGTGTTCTCCATAGTTATGTTATATTACACACGAGGTTTTGTTTTAAGTCAATGAAACCGAGTCCGAAGGACTCGTGATCCCTAAAATTGAAAACACTTAGGCAGTGGCGGTTGCGGGCTTGGCAACCTTGGGACGCATCTTCTTCTCCTTTGGGGCGTCCGAGACCGACTCTGAAGGAGTCGTGATCCCAGCAGTTGTGGAAGCCTCAACAGGAGCCTTCTTGGCCCGGGGCTTGCGCTCCACGGGAGGCTTCTCCTCCTTGATGTAGTGTGGGTTGATGTACTTTTGGATATTCAGAAAAGTCACCTGAATACCCTCGGGCACCTGCAGGATGTCTTGCAGGGTGGCGTCCAGGCTGATGTTCTGACCAGCCTTCAGACCCTTGGCCTCGACGTACTCATTCACCTTGCGAGTCACCTGAGACCGAGAGATCTTCTCCCCCTCTGGCAGGTTCAGGAAGGCCCTTAGCTTCTCGGAAACGCCAAGAGGCTTGTTGAAGCCGTTGTTCTTGGTCCGGGCCTCGTGCTTCTCACCAGTCGGGTCCTCGAAGTGCTGACGAATCTTGCGAACATCCTTGCGCAAAGCACGTTGCTCCTTGGCAATGGCGTCGAGGGCAACGTTCAGAGTCTCAAGAGTCACGGGAGTGTCCATTCCGTTTTGTACTGTATACACGGCGTGTCTCTTTAAGCAAGGAAACACCCCAGGACGAGTACCAGAAGCAACGGGATCAACGCCATCAGGAAGATTTGCCACACCTTGTACGTGGGCGGAGGTGGTAAAGTTGGGTTCAAAATTCCACCCGGTAAAAGAGTTGTCGGTGTATCTACGGGAGTTGCTCCAGGAAAGTTTGAAGCATCGTTACTTTGTGGAATGTTCGAACCGTACCCTGGTGGCAAGTCTATACCGGCCGATGGTCGAACTTCGACCCGAGTCACCGGATCTTTATTTTCACATTTGCCAAGACAACATCCAGGGTCACACGGGTACACAAGACCGCTCTCTTTGCTCACGTACCCGCACACATTTGAATAAAAATTCAATGGATCCGCCAGGCATGAGCAATCGTTCAAAATGTACTTGGCCCCGCACGAATTCATGTACTACTAAAGTTAAAGATTATTTTTGTATATCTAGTACAGATGGAGTACGGAAAGCCTCAGAAGCTTCCAGACGGTCGATACTTCTTGCGCATTGCTGGAAAGACTCAGCAAGTGAACGGACTTGTCCTCGAGGGTGCACTCGAGACCAAGACGGTCAAGTTCAAGGTTCCAGAGAGCTCTTCAGATATTTTCAAGACAATTGATGAGGAACTCCTCGCCCAGGCCAAGGCGTCCAAGGTGGAGTGGTTCGGTAAGGAACTTTCGGACGAGACGATCCTGAACGCTTTTCAGGAGAGTGTCACGGATGGTATTTTGGATGCGTCTTTGGCGACCGTCAAGGGTCAGGTGACTACGACCGCTTTTGATACCCAGAAGAACCCTGTCGAACTCCAGGCCGTCAAGACCGAGACCAAGTGTGACGTGGTGCTTGAGTTGGCCGGTCTTTGGTTCCTGAAAAAGTCGTTCGGTCCCGTCTGGCGCGTCCTCCAGGTGCGCGTCCGGGGTGTTGTCGCCGCCCCGACTCCCAAGGAGTACATGTTCACAGATGAGCCAGAGGATGACGAGGACCCAGCCGATTTTCTCGATTGACCCCGAGTTGCGTAGCAACTCTGTTTGGCGTCAGCCCGGCCAAGTCCCAAAAAAAAGTTCCAGGAAGTTGGACAACTGGGTCCTTCGGACCCACTTGGAAAAAATATCCCAACTTAGTATAAATGAATCGCAAGGGCTTGGCGATCGTTGTCCTCGTCGTCATTATTTTGTTCCTCCTGTTCAGCGGCCGGAAGAGTGGGTTCGGGATGGTCAACCAGGGTCAGATGGCCGTGACGGGCATGAATGTTGGTTTTGGCCCGTCCATGACCACGAGTGGCGTCAATCAGGGGGCGCAGCTCATGCCCGCCGCCGTTCCAAGCGGCTCGGGTGACAACATCGGTCAGACCGTGTCGTCCGCCAGCCTGATCCCCCGTGACGTCGTGGCGACCGAGGATTTCGGCCAGTTCAGCCCAGACAAGATCCTGGGTAACCAGAACTACCTGGACCCCCGGAGCCAGATTGGTTACCCCGAGACGCTGGGCGGTGTTCTGCGTAACGCCAACCGCGACTTCCGCTCCGAGCCCCTGAACCCCCGCACCCCAGTGAGCATCTTCAACCTCAGCACGATTCCTCCAGATGTCATGCGGCC